AAAGTACCTAATGTTGAAATAGAATTCATTATATTATGAATATAAAATAATGAAGTTTTTCTACCCTCTAAAACATCTTTCAACAATTTTTTAGGTTTTCCATATAACCAATATCCAGCATTTACAGATTCAAAATTTGGATATTGTGTAGATAACATTTTAACTTCATCATCTACATTTACATCAAAACCATTTGGTAATTTATTCATATTTTCCTCCGTTGATTGTTAATCACATCTTAACCCTCAATGGTTTTTTAGGCCACGAGGGTTAAAATAAAATTTAATCAATTTGTGGATTAATTGACTTCATATATTCAACTAAACTTTTATGTTTAGCTTCATAATCATCACAATTTTCAAAAATATATTCCAATTTCTGAAGACCTTCTTCTAAAATACCTGATTTAGCGGCCTCCATAATCTTGTTCCAAGTTTTATGTTTAGATTTAAATTTCTCAACATCTTGGTGATACCATAAAATAGCATTTGCTAATGTATCAACATTAAAACCAAAAGTTGGTCTTATGATAATATATTCCAAATGTTTTCCGTTTTGTGCTTTTTTAGTAGCCATATTGTTATCCTCCGTTATTATATTAATTTACTTTTTTACTGTACCATCTTTTGCTTGCTTTAAATAAAGATGGAAAAACTTTTGCAATCTCCAAAGCAGTATCTGTAACTAATTTTTTATAATGCTTTGTTCTTTCCATTCTATTATTCTTAAACTTAACTTCTAATTTAGAAGCTAACTGATCATAATTAGTAAATTTGTGTCTAATTATGTCAAATTTTTCATCCATTGGATAAAATGAACTGCTTAAAACAGTATCTTTTATCTTTTGAATATTTTGTATTTGTATTTTCATAATATCCTCTTTGTTAATTAAAAGTAAAAACCATCTAAAAAAATTAGGTGGTTATCAATTTTAAAAATGATCTATTTAGAACTATTGGATGGTTTTGATACCAACTTAGCCGATAAAGATAAACTAACCCTCGGCCAGGAATTTCTACTCGGTTGATATTCCAATAGGAATTTTTAGATCCCTGTAACCCTTAAAGTTGCGGTTTAGCCCCATTTTACTGGTATTTTAATATACCCGCTGTTTTTTTATGTGTTTTATTTATTAGAAACTTAACTAATAAAATAATTAAAAAATAAAAATTAATTAACTATCCTTATTTATACAACACCATAGTAAATAAAAAAGATATATTTAATAATATAGAGCAATTAGTTTCCTTATATACGTAGGCCGATAATTGTATACATTTTTTGTAGATAAATAAACATTACGAAAATGGTTATTTTAGGCATTTTCTGCAACTGATTTGAAACTTCTGTAAGGTATAGATTTTGAAATCCTAATTCTATGTCTTACAGAAAAACAAAAACGAAACTAAGCTTATATGAGCCTATTGCTTAAGTCCTAATTCTATACCTTACAGAGAAGCTAATAACTAATCAATTAATTAATTAGTCTATTTTTATAGCCAATATGTTTTATATCCTCCTAATATATTGGCTTTATAAATAGATTAATTATTAACAGGAGGATAAAATGCGTGAAGATATGCGTTGTGAAGAATGTAAAAACACAACCAAACCGGACGAATTTGCATGCAATTGTTTGTGTATAAATTGTGGTCCTTGTGACGAGAACGGATGTGAATATGGCGAGAAAGTTCAAAGCATTTGTGGAACGCCCGAAGCCAACAAAGAGGATTAGGGTTCATAAAAAGTCTAAAAATAAAGACGAAAAACGAATGTTTAAAAAATATAACAGACAAGGTAGAAGGCCTTGATAATATAATAGGAGAAAATAATATGTTATTAAATAATGTAGAATTAAGTTGGGTAAAACTTGATCCTAAAAATCCAGATATGGGCTTTGATAAAAAGTCCCCTCAGTTTTCATGTACTGTAAAAACTGCAGATAAAACTAATGCTGAGGCTTGGAAAAAAGCTGGTATAAATGTAAAACCAGCCGAGGAAAATGGTGGTGTTGTTTACACGGCCGCATTAAAAAAGAAAATTTATGCGGATGCTGATGGTAAATATAACACGGCTCCACCACCTGTAGTTGATAAATCTCTACAGCCGATACTTGATACAAATTCTATTGGAAACGGTTCCAAAGGAAATGTGCAAGTTAAATTTAAACCTTATGAATATATGGGTAAAAAAGGTATATCAACTCAGTTGTTAGCCTTACAAATTACAGATCTTGTAGAATATCAAAGTGGTGATAAATTAGAATTTGCAGCCATTGATACTGATAAAGACGTAATTTAATCGCATAATTTGGCTGGGCTTAACGGCCCAGCTAAATTCTATGCCTTACAGAAAAGGAATTATGTTAGATACTATGTTTAAATTACACACATTCAATATTGATAAAAAATGGTTAGATCTTATTAAGTCTGGTGAAAAGAAATCTGAAATTAGAAGATATTATTTACCACTGGAAGGCAAAAAAGTTGGTTTAATGAATACTGATACTGATAAAATAGAATTAATTATAACTATTGGTATAATATTAGATTTAAAAGAATTAGATCCAGATGATTTAGAGCTTATATTTGAAGAAGCTAAGATTGATGATGAATTTAGAAAACATTATCCTTGTAACTATTTATATACAATTAAAAAGGTTGAAACGGTACATTAATGAAAACAATTATACTGATATTATTTTTAAGTGGTATACAACAAGTTAATATAACAATTAAAGTAGCACCAGGTGAATTTTGTGAAGATGCTTATATGAAAGTTGTAAGTTGGAAAGATAATCCAGACTTTGAGAATAATGATTTACCGTGGGGTTATTATACATATAAAAATATACCAGTATTTGCTCATACTTGTATGGAAGAAGATAGAAAAACTTATTTTTATTATAATGAAGGAGAATAATATGATTATAGGAATTGCAGGATATAAAGGTTCAGGAAAAGATACAGTAGCAAATGTATTACAAACCAGTTTTGGATTTGAAAAAATGTCATTTGCACAACCAATTAAAGATCTAATACATTATACATTTGGTATAGACAAAGCTATATTATCTGGTGATAATGGTGAAAGAATATTTAGAGAGGAGCCTATGCCTGATTGGTTTTATTTATCTCCAAGAGATATGATGCAAAAAATAGGTATGGCTTTTAGAGATGAATTACATAAAGATATATGGGTAAAAGTATTGGAACGAGATATTAAAGATACAAAAAAGAATATTGTTATACCTGATGTTAGATTTAAAAATGAATTAGAAATGATTAACAAATATGGTTTTTGTGTTGGTGTTCATAGACCAGGATATAATGGAGATAACCATAGATCTGAACACGGTTTAGATGATGTTGAATTTCAAAAAGTTTTTAATAATAATAATTCACAAGAAATGCTTTATGCACAAGCATACAATTACTTTAAGGATAAATTAAAATATGAAAATAATATATGATATCGAAACAAACGGTTTAATAGATACAGTTACTAATATTTGGATAGCCGTTACTAAAAATATTGATACAAATGAAATAGTAACATTTAGTGATTATGATCCAGATAGCAAACCGTTAAATGAATTGATACCATATTTAAATAAATGTAAAGTTATTATTGGACACAATATAATTGCATATGATAATATTGTATTAAATAAATTACTAGGTTGGAAACCTGATAATATTAAATTTATAGACACAATGTTATTATCTCAAATGAATAATTATAGAAGAGATGGAAAGCATTCATTAGGTAATTTTGGTAAAATACTTGGTGATGCTAAAGGTGATTTTAAAGAATTTGATAAATATTCAGAAGAAATGAAAGTTTATGCTATTCAAGATGTTAATTTAAACCACAAAGTTTATAATTATGTAGTTAAAGAAGCACATGAATTAATAGCAAATAGACCTAATTATAAAAAAGCATTACAAACAGAACATGCTATTGCTGAATTATGTTCTGATCAAGTTAAAAATAAATGGAAGTTTAATTTATCATTAGCTAAAAAGCATTATGAATATTTAACTACTGAAATGAAAAAAATTGAAGATAAAATTAATCCAACTTTAAAACCAAGAAAAGTTATGATTGATAAGGATCCTAAAACAGCTAAATATCTTCGAAATGGAAATTTTAGTGCAGTAACATGTAGAATGTTATCACAATTTTTAGGTGAAGAAATTAAACCTAATGAAACAAATAAATGGAACAGTAATGATACATTTCAAAGATATGAAATGATTGAAGCTGATCTTGGTAATATGGAACAAGTTAGAGGAATGTTATTAGATAGTGGTTGGAAACCTACACAATTTACACCAAAAGGTGAACCTAAAATAACTCCTGATAGTGTTGATACTATTCAAGGTGATCTAGGAAAAGAAATATTACATTATTATAGTTTAAGATCAAGACATTCAGTTTTAAAAGGTTGGATTGAACTTGCTGAAGAAAATAATGGACGTGTTTATGTTGAAGC